AAGCGTAACTGTAGTTCCTACGATCGTAGAAACAGCCGCCCCAGTTGCAATGCCTGTGCCCGAGACAATCATGCCCGCAACAATGTCTGTGGCGCTAGACACCACAATTGTTAAAGCTGCTGCCGTCCCTGTCGCCGTTGGCGTAGGCTTGGCATAGAGTGCGAAAGAGTAGGAAGAAAGAAAATCCTGAGGGCAAGGAATATATTTATTGCCTGCCTGCACATTTCCCGTCATGTTCTTGCGTAGATTGGCAACCTGAACAGTGTTGTCAATTCGCTGCTCTGCCTGTTTTACAAAAACAGGGATCTGCGCTACAAAATCTGTATCGACATTGTTTGTATACGCCTGAATGGCAGCGCTTAATTGAGTGTAGTTCATGTGATGCTCGTCGTAACCGTTCCAAGCATAGGGCCTGCTACTAAAGGTCTTGCAAGTGGCATGGGCTGCATGCCAATGCTTGCAAAAGAAGAATCTCCAGCGTCCCCTACATAAACGTTAACACCCAGACGCGATTCTGGACGTGGCTCCAACAAAGCCTGGGGCTCATTTATTGTGCGCTTAGGCTCAAGCTGAGGATGTTTAGGCTCATAGCACTCGTCGCAAACCTTAAACCCAGTCCACTCTTTTTTGAGTTCGTTGAGCTTAAATTGTTGGCCGCACTGATCACACAGAGCAAGACCAAATTTGCCAGACGTGTAACCAGCCATCAGTAACTCTCCCCGTAGGTAGGTACTGCAAAATAACCAGTGCGTTCTGTGTCCTCTGCGGCAGCTCTTGCAAATTCTTCCTCATAAAACTGCTTGAGCATCACAATACGATCTGGAGCCTTTTTAACGGCCAAATAGTACGACAAGCCTGCAGTCAAACAAGGCAAAAACCTAAAAGAGATGTCCGCTGTGTTGGTGACTGCCCCTGTTTCCTGTATACGGCGAATGCCATAGTAGCGAAAGATGTACGCCTGGGTGGAGTCGGGCGCGGGATACAGGAACAGCTTTGCTGGCACTGTGCGCTGCACATAAAACTGAGCAGGACGCGAAGTGGTGTACTTGTTGGGAACGTGCAAATACTCAGCGCTGCCAATCCGGTCAATCGTAATATCCTGCTGAGTAGACTGGCCAGAATTAGTACGTATCACCGCCGACAAAACATCCACCGTATCGTCCGGCAGCGTGTACTCAAACGTACCAGCAACCAAGACCACCTGTCGCTGCTCAATCGTATACAGATTTAATCCGCGATTGGCCCACTCAGCAAACATCAAGTTTAAAGAGCGCCGTGCAGATAAAACGTCGTACCCATCCCGAACCTGCAAGCCGCAGCGTTCATACGCTTCGGTGATGATCTCATCGAAGTCCGGGTTGTAGGAGGAGACGCCTGAGGTGGTCATTTTTTAATAGATGGTTGCTTTTTGAGCACGGGCTGCACCGACGCCGCGCACTGAAACAGTTTCACCTGACACTGATTTCTTGACGGGCTGGCTCATGGTCGTGCCTTGTGGGCCAGCCATGTCGGCAACGCCGCCGGAAGCATAGCCCTTTTTCTTCATGCCGCCGCTGGCACCCATTTTAGACTTCATCATGCCACCGCTGGCCATCATCTTAGAGTTCATCATCTTTTTTCTCCTGGTAGAGGTTGTTAAAAGTTTCTTCTGCATCCATGTACGAATCGTCTTGCTCCGCACAGTGAATCCACTGGTTTGGCCTAAAATCAGGCGCTCCCTGTCCCGTAACCCAGTAGGCGGGACTTGTCACACGGACCCTGTTGTTAGGCAGCGCCACAATGTTTCCCGTCCACTTGCCCGCGTCTGTTAGTATCAACACGTGACTCTGTTTGTGCTGCGATGGATCTTCAGATACATCGCTCTCTGCGTAGTCTACCGTGAACAAGTACCTGCCGGTGTGAAACTCATTGTTAATTTTGCAAATCCAAGGGGACGGCTTTGCCCTCTCCAAGCTAATGATGCTGTGGTTGTACGAGTTGCAGTCCCACGGCTGTGACAGGTGGTTGAGCATCCGCTCTGGCCACGTCTCCAGCGGGATATCCCCAACCAGCGCAGCCAGCGGCATCCGTGCCCACATGGCCCCGCCATGAACATTCTCTTGACTGCCATCATCGGACTCACAGCCCGTAAAAATAACCTGAAAACTCAAGCTCCTGTCAGGGATGGTTGTTACTGCAACAGCCAACGCATGAAGGTATTCCCCCTGATATTTCTGGTGCCCATTCGTAAATTCCTTACGAACCCAGCACTTAAAATACGGGATATTGCTTGTCAAATACATTACTTACCCGTCCCCCGAATGAGCTGATCAATCTTCTCTTCGAGCCGGTTAAACCTTTGATCAATGTGATCAGTAATTCTCTGCACCTCGGCATTGGTCGTGTAATCACGAGCAATCTCTTCGCGAGTCTTATTTAACAGGATGTCAATTCGTTTGAGCTCGTCAAATTTCTCGCGAATGAAAAACCACAATCCGCCAAATGCAGCGGAAAGAACTCCCAACCAGATCGTATTGACTTCCATTTAGCACTTCCATCTTGCGAGAGCAGCCGCCTTGCGAGTCGGCTTACCCTTTTCATCTTTCATCGGCCCTGGCATGCCTGACATGCGCGCGCAGAACGAATCCTTGCGCTTGCCGCCCTGGGGCTGCGGAGCCTTAAGGTTGCTGCCCGTGGCAGCGTTGTACTTGGCTCGGCCCTTGGCGGTCAGGCCTGCCCCCTTGGAGGCTGGGAGCTTCTCGCCCCGACCAACAGAGAGAGAAGGGCCCTTTTTAGCCATAATAAATATTAGCAACAGCTATGTCGGTCATGTACGCATAGACACCCTTGATTGCTAACACACCACTCTCTGGAATTTCAGGAGCATTGTTGAAGATGTCTGTCGCCGACGACTCATATGTCAAGAGCCACGAACCGCCGCCGCTGACATACACCGCTGCAGGGCTACCTGTAATAGACCCAGTGTTAATGTCAGTGAGCGTAAAGTTGTTTGCATCAACTCTGGTAATAACATAGTTGCCATCCGTAGCCGAGGGAGACGCTTCAAAGTGAATTCCAACCACATCCCCGGTGACTAAACCGTGAGCCGTCTTGCTTACTGTTACGGTTGTTCCCGTGCGCCCGTACGTGACGCTTGAAGACACAGGAACAGTGGCAGTATCAAAAAGCACCAATGTTCCTGCTGTAGCTGTTCCCACATAAGACAAAGCTCTGACGCGGTTGCGCCCCAGCACTAAGAAACCGCTTAAGTTTATATGCGCTTGTTTGACATCAGTTGTCATGTTGTTGCTCCGGTTCTGGTGCGTCTAGCCTGTTTATGAGCATCTTGTACGCTTGGATTGTGGCCTGAGATTGAATCAAAAAGGTTTGGGCCTTCTGTGCTTCAGTCTCAAGGTCACGAATCTCAGTCTCCAAGAATTCCTTGGTAATTTGCATTATGCAAACGTAGCATAGGCAGGGACGAAGTACACAGTGCCGCCAATCATGACTTTAATCGCTTTAGACACAGTAGTCACGCTGCTTGCTGTAGGAGCAATTGTGGCAGCGGGAGCTGTTTCAATGTTCATTAACAAAGGAACTTCACCTGTGTTTGCGCCGCTGTCCGTCACGCGAATAAACGAGGCTGTGCCGGGCAAAGTAGCGTTAACCGAATAATCGGTGTCTAACTGAAGAACAGCCAAAGTGCCGCCGGGAGAAGCTACGGAGCCTCCCAAAGTTGCACGAATAGCGTTAGCTGCACCAGAAATTGTGCCGCCCGTGTTAATTGAAGTAGAGATGTGCGCACCGTTGATTGTGCCGCCGGTAGCGCCGTTAGTGCCTGTCACTCGGGTCAAAGCACGAAATGTTTCGCCTGAACCGGTAGAGGTAAAGGTCAATCGGTTGTACGACAGGCGTGTGTCGCCCGTGGTGGCGGACGTTGTAGCAAATGAAGCATTAACGTTTTCCGCTGTAGTTATTGCGAGAGGGGAAGTAGAAGTGCCCGTTTCAAAGCCGTTTTGTGATACGACTGGGCCGGAGAACGTGGTGGTTGCCATGATTTTTTCCTTACATGCAAGTGAAGGTGTTCTGTCTGCATGTCGTCAGCCGGGACTGTCAGAACACCGGATAAGCCCGGGATGAACGCAATATACACCAAAAGAAAAAGGGGCACAAGGCCCCTTTTCCATATTTTCCAAACGCTTATGCAGCGCCAGGAGAACCGTAGATACCGCGTGGATCGCTGAAGCCAAAGCTATAGCGCTCACGGGCCTTGTAACGGACGTTACCTGTCTCAAAATCGCCTTCAAAAGCGGTTTTGATTGGTGAACGGTTGAACATTTTCAGACCGTTAGGCGCGTCAGTCAGCAAGAAGAAGGCATCTGTATCCGTCAGGTAGTGGTTGACAGTGTATCCCTCGGGAATCAAGCCCATGGACTTGATCGCGTTGATATCATTGTCAGCCGTTGCTGTACGTTGGACAGTCTTCATCAAGCGCTCTGCAGTGAACTGCAGCTCTTTAGGGACAACCAATTTACGAGCAGTCAATGCCACCTTCAAGCCGCGCTCATCCGTAAACGAGGCGATGTCGATGATGCCCTGCTCGAGAGAAGTCTCGTTCAAATCAGCAGCAACAACTGGACGGTTAGCAAAGTTGGGGCCCAGTGCAGTAGGATGGTCAATGGCCATCAAAGCTACGCCGTCGCCGCCAGCAAACTGACCAGCAGTAAATCCATTGTTCAGCACAGAAGCAGCTTTTACTTGCTTAGTGTTGGACATGGAGCGTGCCAGCGCCTTGGTGTAGCGAGCAGACAGACGGTCGTAGAGGTTGTCCTCAACGGCTTCTTCAGTCAGCGCAAACGCCATGGCGATGGTTTCGTGGGTGTAGCGAGCAGTGAACGACTCCAGAGCGGTGTCGTATGCCATGCCTGCACCCTCGGTCTTCACCGGAGCAGAACCAAAGCCGGTCAACATGACCTCTTCTTCAAAAGCACGGTCAGATGTCTCAATAGAGAAAATCTGCTCATGCTCGTTTTCATAACGCTTGTATTCGATACCGAATAAAGCATTAAGTCCTGGCTCTAGTTCTTTAACAAGTTGGGAACGGGTAATTGCCATGATTTATCTCCTTATTGACCAGCGACACCGGCACTACCGTACACGTGCTCGTTGATCTTGACCACCACCACGGCATTAGTGCCGAACTCATTGTTGACGTCGTTGTACAAGCCAACAACCTTCAAGTTCAATGCTGCTGAATTTGCCAACGTGCTTGAGTCCAACTCCATGGTAGAAATACCAGTAGTTGTGCTGCCACCTGTGCCAACAACATCAGCATTTTTGCCAACATCAGCCGCCACAAAGCCTTCATCACATTGAACTAAGAACAACTGATTGGGATCGTCAAGAACATCAGCATTAATAACTTGACCTGATGCAACGTTGATAGAACCGGGATAGAAGTTCTTAAACGTGGGCTTACCTGTGGTGGGATCAATGTAGCTGCAACCGTTAAACACGCCTACCGCAGCAGTGTGTGAAGCCGGTAAAAACCTTGAAATAAATCCACCTGTAAGAACAACCAAGTCGCCTTGGAAAATTGTACCCGCTTGATCATCAGCAATCCGATATCCGTACTGTTTCTGAGCACCAGTAGCGGAAAGATTACCAATAGGACGTAGCCCGAAGGCCTTATCGATATTAGCCATTTGTATCTCCTACAAAATTAAAAGTATCAGCCACTAGACTGACGGAATGTTGTGCGCGAGGTCCGCTCGGGTGATTGGATTCGCATTGAAGAGTGGGCGTTTTCACGCATCATCTCGTTGTCCACCGCATGCAACTGGTCCTGTGCCCTTTGGCGAAAGTAAGCATTACGCTCTTGAACCGTTTCGTCAGGGATCTTAGCAAGTAAGAGTCCGCCAACAGAAATAACGCCAGCATGTTTGCCGTCGTCCATCGTGGGCATTGTTGCGCGGTATTCCTCAGGAATACTTTCGGGACGAACAAGTTCGTATCCCTCGCGCAGCTTGCTGTACACGTTCTGGTTGTCAAGGCTTCCGTTGACTTCAGCGCGAATCCAACGGTACTTAAACCCTTCAGGGGCAGGTGGTGCATCCAAGCGCGAAGGTGGACGCCATGGCTTGCGACGAGTTTCTTTGTCCCGACTTTCGGAGGAACGGCTAGCTCGGTCGATGGTAATTTTTTCGCTCATGACTTACTCCTTTACGTACTTGGCATACTCTTCAAGAGGTACACCCAGTTTCTTTGCAATAGCAACCTGACTCGGCGATAACCGGACAGTTCGGCGCGCACTATTTATTCCGGAACTCCGGGATGCAGGGGCAACAGCAGGCGCGGAACGCTGTTGTCTGGGCTGGGAACTAGGTGATTGCTCACCCGCAAACTTCTTCGGAAACTCGCTCCGAAGGCGTTGATCCAATTCAGTATAGTACTCATCTGAAGCAGGGTCAACACCCTCCTTTTCAATAAGTTCTTGGTGGATACCCCACGCAGCGTAGGTCAGCATGCGGTCCTGGCCAAACCAGGCGTTACGTGAAGCCCAGTCCTCGGCACGAGGATCGGGTGTTGCACGCTGTTGTTGCTGCGGGGCGGGTTGATACTGTTGCTCGGGCGCGGGGTTGCGCACAGCGTGTTCTTGCTGCTGCAGCCAACCAGAAACCTGGCCCTTTTCCTGAAGCAGGCCAGTCAGGCGCTCTTGGGCTTCCATCTCAGTGTCAAGGTCGCCCTCTTCACGCGCTTTTTGGATGATCTGGCGCAGGGAGGATTGTTGGGATTCCAGGCGAGATTTAGCTTCGCTCAAACGGCTGTAATCCGTGTGCACCAGCTTTTGTTGGAGCTGGTGGGTCTGCGATTGCAGGCCCTTGGCATACTCAACAGCAGCTTGCTCGCGGCGCTCGGCCTCGCGCATCTTGGCAGTCAGCTTGGCAATGCGCTTTTGCACTGCGTCGTTGACCGAGCCTAGCTCATCTGAGTGAGCAGAGGTTTCTTTTGGTTCGGGGCGCTCTTGCTCTACCTCCAGCTTGCCCTCTTCTTGGTTGCCGTCGGCGTCGTTGTCAAACGTCACCGTTGCGGCCTTTTCGTCTTCCCCAAGATTAAATTCTAGCTGTTCGTTGTCCATTACAGTTGCCATAATTTGCCTTATAGGTGAACGATATCTTCAGGATTCTGGATTAATGCCAGGACTTCGTCATCGTTGATGATTCGGATTTCACCTTCGTCGATCGGCAGGCGCGCGCCCGAGTATCGACCAAAGACAATCCAATCACCTTTCTTGCACCACGGCCCGGTAGGAAATTTAACCTCATCGGCGTAAGCAAGTGGGCCAACAGACAGCACATAGCCGCAAACCGTTGCCGATTGCTCTCGCAAACGGGTTTGGTCTGACAGTACGATGCCACCTTTGGTTTTTTCTGCCCCTCGATAGGGCAGGATGACGATCCGCCAGCCCGTAGGGGCAGGGATCCGGTCCATTACCTTTTGTTCGATCTTTTGAACATCGAGGCTGCCCTCTTTGTCGTAAGCGTCGTCCAGGGAAGGCACGTGGGCAGCAGCTTCGTCCGCCCACTTTTTCTCCAGCGCAGTCATTTCCATGAAAACTCCTTTATTGGTCTTGGTCTTTGCTGAGAAGATGCTGTATTTCCATCTCAACAAACTTGTAGCCCTCAAGGCGTCCCATCAGGAACTTGTACTGCTCCATATCCTTCACGTTGCCGCTTGTCAAGATCTCTTCCGTCTGGCGACGAAGTCCCTTAACAGCAATCAACGTTCTTTCGGCAAATTCAAGCATGGATTATTCCAATGAAGCAGACAGATGAGACCCCTGTCCGTGGGCTTGGGTGCATTATGCACTTATTTGTTACGTAATCAACACCTTATTGAACGCATCTTTGCGATAAACATACGTTTTCTTTGGCTTATCGCTGGGGACCGCTAGTTTTTTGGCTCCGGGCAATTGCTTGGAGCTGGGCGTTTTGGCTGGCTTGGCTGTTTTGGGCTGCATTTTGTGATCCTTGCTGTTGAAGTTTTTGGTTGTCAAGCGCAATCTTGGCCTGGTCCACTGCCCGGTCGTCCTGTACCCGCTGGCCTTCCAGTTGGATGCGGGACTTATCGTTTGCGTCCTTGGCAGCGTCTGCCGCGGCCTTGGCCTGGATTTCCTGCTCCTTGACCTTGACCAATGGGTCATCGCCTGGAGGACCCTGCAGTTCTGTTTGCAGTTGTTTGGCTTCTTGGTAGTACTCGGCGGTTTTGATTGCAATCATCGCCTCACGCTGCAAAGCCGAGACCATGCTCTCGGGGTCTGTGCCGTACTGCGTAAACAATTCCGCCTCTGTGGCCTCTTCCGCCTTCAAACGGATGTGCTCGAAGATGTGTTTCTGGATCGTAATAGCCACTTGCGGCATGCCGCCAATCAATGGAGACAGACCAAACAGCAAGTGGTTCATGATGTGGGCATCGTGCTGCTGGCCTGCAAAAGCCTTGAGCGGTGAGCCGTCCAAAGCCTGCGAGTTCTCGCTGACAGGGTCCTTGGGCTTGTCCACATTCTGCGTGTTGAGGATTTGATCAACATCGCGCACACCAATCGCCTGGTACATGCGGCGATAGGCCTCGTACATGTTGTGCATCTGCGGATTGCTCTGCGCCAACTGCAACTGGGTCTGCGCCATGGTGATGCGCTGGGCCACAGAGAAGATGTTGGGGTCCGAAACAGGCAGAACGTCAATGCGGTCGTCAAAGTCCTTGCGCTTGATAGTGCGCGTCTCGCCCGGAACATCGTATGGGTACTCGTCCGGCAAATACTCGCCAAACCCCCTGGCCAACAAATTGAATTCAATCTTCTGTGAGTAGTGCAAGCGCTTGTGGATGGCGGACATGATCTGCCCACCCTTTTCCAACAAAGCAATGGTGGTCCCGACGGCAGCGTTTTGGTTGCTGTCGCCCACCTGCATGTCGGTGACACTGGCCAAGCGACGACCCGTGTCCGCACAAAACCCCAGCAGCGAGAACAGCGTCTGGCTTGGCTCTTTGTACGGCAGTGGCATCAAAGTCTGGGTCAGCTCCACGCCACCCGCATCAATGTCCCGAAACTCGCCCGGCTGCAGCGGCACATCGTCGTTCATGATGCGCGCGCCCTTGGCCTTAAAGCCCGCTGGCAAGTTAGCCAGCGTACCGGCATCGATTAGCTGGCGCAGCGCTGAAGTGGCCGCCTGGCTCAGGCCGCCGACCAGGTGCAAGAAGCCCAAGCCGTAGGCACCAAGGCCCTGGACCAGCATGTAGTGCACGTAGTACTGCTTGCGGCGATACAGATCGTCGCCCTCTTTCCAGTTGCGTCGAACGCCAACTGTTGAGCCAGATGTCTTGTCGATCGTGATGATGTAAGGCAGGCGCAAACCCGTCGGCTCATCGTCATCATCCAAATGCTCAAAGCCTTCCAGATCCCAATCAATCTGGAACTCCAGCAATTCCATTTCCTCATCGTCCGCATTGGGCGACATCTTGGTGACGCGGTCGGTTTCTTTTTGGATGATGTTGTTGCCCTCATCCGCCGTGCTACGCTCTTCTGCCGTATCCAAATACTGACCGCGCAACACGGCCTTGCGGTAATCGTTCACAGACATCGGCACGACGTGCGTGATCCGAGCGCATTCGCTCATGACGCTCGAGCCGTTGTAGGGGATGTACAGGTTGTCCGGCAGGATCAGCTTGCTGACCATGCGACCCTTGTCCTCGTCGTAGTAGACCTTTTTGAACGCCGAGCCGCCGTAGCCTGTGTAGAACAGGAGTTGGTCAAAGTCAGGGGTGTACTCTTCCATCACCGAAGTGATCTGGTAGTTCATGAAGTCGCGCACGCGGTCAGCCTGCATGAGCTTTTCGCGGGTTTCTTTTCCCAGCACCTGAGTGCGCACAGGACCGTCAGCAGGCATCAACTCTTTTAAGGCCTGCGACTGGAACTGCACAATCGCTTCGGTAAGCAAAGGATGGGTGGCCGCTGCCGCGCCTTTGAATGGCCGGGTGCGTTCGTCAAACGTAAAGCCCAAGAGTTTTAAGCCCTTGCCGTACTGCTCTTCCCAATCCTTGCGCGAACCCTGGTCCGCCTCAAACAGAGGCATCAGCTCAGAGCTTATCTGCTGCAAGACTCCCGGATCGAGGACCTCGGCCAAGTTGGCATCAAACGGGACTTCTTCGTCGTCCCCCTCGCCGATCGTGATATCAACGCCGCCTTCTTCGTCAAAGACAATTTCAATGTCGGGCAAGTCTTCCGTTACAACGTCCTCAATTTCAACATCCATATTGCCAGCAGGCAGATCGTTATTTTTCTCGATTGGCATCTTTGTTCCTTACAGGTATCTGCGGTTGTCGTCGATTCTACGTTCGACGGGACCACCGCTGGCAAAACCCAGTAACTTCTTAAGTTTGTCTGTTATACCGGGCCCAGTGGGCTCAGGCTGACGAGTATATGTCGGCAAATCGCGCGCATCCAGCCTAGTCTGCCGCAGCCCTGTAATCGCGTTGTAGGTCTCGCGCACGTCCTTGTCGCTAAACAAGGTTTTGCGCAAGACAGGGTCTTTAGTAAGGTCCACATTGTTTGCCGCTTCGTACCCCGCCAAAGTGGCCAACTGCTCGTACATTGCAGTGCCCCCTTGTTTTATCATGCTTGGGTGAAAGTAAGCGTCTGCAATGCCATACTTTTCTTTAAGATAGCCCGCAGAGCCTACGGCATCTTTGACAAACTGTTCCCTAAGGCCGGGGCCTCTTCTTCCGATAAGCTCGTCAAATTTACGGTTGATTGCGGCACCTGAGCCCAGCCCTGTTCGCGCCAAGAGGTGTTCTTGCTCGTGCGCAATTGCGTTTTTGTCGGCATTGGGACGAAGAAACATCGCTTGCGTCTGTGCGCGGTTTTTGTCATAGTCCGCAATCCGGTTGCTTGCAAAAACAAACCCCTCAAGGTTGGTGTTTGCCAGTTGGGGGACATCCATTACCCGCAAGGAAGGCAGGCCCGCAGTTGTGTAGGGCTGGTCGCGAGCAGGTGTCGTGCGCTCTTTTAAACGGGCAGGGTCAATGCCTTCGTTTTTAAGCTGCTCTAGCGTGCGGGGATCTAAGCTGCCTGTTGCCATGGGGTTTTCCTTACAGGTACCTGCGGTTGTCTGTGGATTGTCGCTCAATCATGCCGCCTTTGGCACGTTGTTGTGGAGGGGTAAGAACATTTCCAAGAGCCCGATTAAGAAGACCAGCAACATCGTCCTTATTGTCTATAACGTACTGTGAGCCATTGTTCAACCTGATTGCTTCGTTCCTAACCG